CTCCACTCGCGGCCCAATGCAACAATTTATGAAAGGTAATTAAATGCCAAACGTAATGGGAAAGAAGTACGCCTACACACCAGCGGGTAAGAAGAAAGCCAAGAAAGCTGCTAAGTCTTTGCTAACCGCAAAACAAAAGACACTGCCAAAGGCAATGCAGAAAAAGATTATTGATTCAAAGATGAAGCAAGCATGAGATGGCAGTTTACTGACGGCACTCCTTATGAGGGTCCAACGATTCAAATGCCTGACGGACGCACTCTGTCAGGCGCAACCTATATGCCTGACTCACGCCGAGTAATACTTATGGAGGTCAAAGATGGCGGTCAACGAAGCGGGGAACTACACGAAGCCCAAGCTAAGAAAGAGCCTGTTCAACAAGGTAAAACGCGAGGCAAAGGGCGGCGCAGCGGGTCAGTGGTCAGCAAGAAAAGCACAAAGGCTAGCCCTTCTGTATAAGAAGGCTGGCGGCGGGTATACAAACTAATGGCACTCGCGGATTCACAAAAGTCGCTTAGACGCTGGACTTCACAAAAATGGAAAACCAAATCTGGTAAACCATCTACTCAGGGCAAAGAAGCTACTGGTGAACGATACCTCCCTGCGTCTGCCATAGCTGCCCTGAGTGACGAAGAGTATCGCCGCACCACCAGAGCGAAGCGGGCAGCGATACGAAAAGGTAAGCAATTCGCCAAGCAACCAAAGGATGTTGCTAAAAAGGCAGCAAGTTATAGATGAGTTTCTTACACACTTTGAAGCCAGAAGAACGTGAGGTTCTGAGGCGTGTGGTTAAAAAGGTACATCTTTGTCACCACCCAGAAGAGTTTTGTACCGACTATGAGGCTGATAAAGTCATCGCCTCCATAGGGCCGGAGATAGTTGAACGCATGATTAAGTTTGGTAAGGACCACAAGGTTGACCAACTTTAAGTACAAACCTGATGGCGATACATTAAAAGCATTTATGAAAGATGATACATTCTTTCGTGGCATCCGTGGACCAGTAGGCTCTGGCAAATCTGTTGGCTGTTGTGTCGAGGTGTTTCGCAGAGCATTGCAACAAGAACCAAATAAGGCTGGCATAAGGCGAAGCCGGTGGGCTATCATTCGTAATACAAACCCACAGCTTAGAACAACTACAATAAAAACTTGGCTTGACTGGTTTCCAGAAGAGCAATGGGGCAAGTTTATGTGGTCTGTTCCATACACACATAATATTAAACAGGCTGACTTAGAGCTTGAAGTTATCTTCCTAGCCCTTGATCGACCCGAAGATGTCAAAAAACTTCTGTCCCTAGAACTAACTGGCATCTGGATCAATGAGGCTAGGGAGGTGCCAAAGTCTATTATTGATGCGTGTACTATGCGTGTTGGTCGATTCCCTTCTATGCGTGAAGGTGGTCCTAGTTGGTCAGGTGTAATTGCTGACACCAATGCACCGGAAGAAGATCACTGGTGGCCTATCATGTCTGGCGAGGTGCCAATCCCTGACCATATTCCTCAAGAGCAAGCGCGTATGTTGGTTAAGCCTGACAATTGGAATTTTTATGTGCAGCCATCAGGAATGTTAGAAAAGACTGATGAGCAAGGAGTAGTTCTTGATTATGGGACTAATCCTTCTGCTGAGAACGCAAAGAATATGCTCAAAACTTATTATACAAATTTGGTTCGTGGTAAGACAAAAAGCTGGATTGATGTCTATGTAATGAATAGGCTTGGCACAATCCAAGAAGGAAAGCCTGTATATCCTATGTTTGTAGCTGACACTCACATAGCCAAAGAAGAAATACCAATTGCTGCTGGTGTTCCATTATACATTGGCATCGACTTTGGTTTGACTCCTGCTGCTGTATTCGGTCAGAAGGTTAGGGGCAGATGGCTAATACAGTCAGAGATTGTTGCTATTGATATGGGCATTGTTCGTTTTGCCGAGATGCTGCGCCAAGAAATTGCTACTAGGTTTGATGGTCTTGATGTGCATATCTTTGGTGATCCTGCTGGTGACTTCCGCGCACAGACTGATGAAAGCACACCGTTTCAGATACTCAGAGGTGCTGGACTCCGCGCACAACCAACTCATAGTAACTCGGTAGATTTACGCCTAGAAGCTGTATCATCTAACCTAAACAAGATGGTCGAGGGTAAACCAGCGTTTATGATTGATCGCCGCTGCCCTACACTTATCAAAGGATTTGAAGGCGGATATAGTTACAAAAGGTTACAAGTGTCTGGTGAGAGGTTTGATGACAAGCCAGATAAGAATATGTACTCTCACATACATGACGCCTTGCAGTATCTAATGCTAGGTGCTGGTGAAGGTAGACAGTTAATATCGGGGCAAAAGCCTCTTAGAGCCTTTAATGCGAAAGCTGAGTTTGATGTGTTTGCTAGAAAGCAGAAACAACCAAAGCGGCAAGGATTATGGGCAAGACTTTGATTTGTGCGTTGCGCTATGCAGCAAATTATGTTTAGGAATAACCTTTAGCCAAGGAGGTTCATATGTGTATAGGCCGTGGTCCAAGCACACTTTCTCTTGATCCAAGCGTCAAAGCTGAACAGGAAGCTCAAAAGGCTAAAGCTATGGAAGAAAAGAAAACTGCAAAACAAGATGCACTTGAGCAAACTGTATCTGAGATGCGCCGTGGGCGTGGTCGAAGATCACTTATCTCTGGCTCTGGTGGTGGCATGGGTTACTACAATGAGTATAATCAATGATTACATACACTGATTCAGACATGGGAGCTACAGGCGGTGACGATAAGGTTGCTGCTATGTATTTAAAAAAATACGATAAAGCCAAATCTCTTAGAGAAAACTTTGTTCCTTTGTTTGAGGAGTGTTATGAATATGCTCTGCCTCAGAGGGAATCATTTTATTATGAAACTATTGGACAGCGTAGAGACGATAAGATCTTTGATGAAACAGCGGTGGTTGGCGTTCAAGAGTTTGCCTCGCGCTTGCAGCAAGGCTTGGTTCCGAACTTTGCACGTTGGGCTGATTTTCGTGCGGGATCAGAGATTCCTTCCGGCGAGCGTGACTCGGTGGATAATGAACTCGATGAGGTAACTGACTATGTTTTTGAGGTTATTCAAAACTCTAACTTTGGTCAGGAAGTACACGAGTCCTTTATGGACCTTGCCGTTGGTACTGGCGTCCTGTCCGTTGCCGAAGGAGATGCTATAAATCCTGTAGTGTTTTCAGCCATTCCACTACCACATGTTGTGTTAGATTCTGGTCCTGATGACAAGATAGACCATGTGTTTCGTGAACGTCAGGTTAGAAACTCTGACATACCAAACATGTATCCAAAGGCTAAGATTAGTAAGAAACTCAAAGAACGAATTGATAGACAGCCAGACGAGCGTATTAAAATTCTTGAGGTTGTATGCAAAGATTATTCTATAAAAAATCAAGATGCACATTTATTCTTTGCTATTGAGTGCAATACTAAAGAGATAATTCGTCAGGAGAAGTATCAAGGTGTGGGGTCAAATCCTTTTATTTGTTTCCGCTGGTCTAAGTGCAGCGGAGAAACATACGGACGAGGACCGCTTATCAACGCCTTATCAGCAATTAAAACCACCAACCTCACCATTGAACTTATCCTTGAGAACGCGCAGATGGCAATCTCAGGTATCTATCAAATGGAAGATGATGGGGTAGTAAACCCTGATACAATCAATTTGGTTCCGGGAACGGTTATACCAAAGGCTACAGGCTCTAGGGGGCTTGAGCCTATTCGCGCAGCGGGTTCGTTTGACGTAGCAAATCTTGTGTTGTCTGATATGAGGCTTAACATCAAGAGGGCTTTGTATAATGATATGCTTGGTAATCCTGACAGAACCCCAGCTTCTGCAACAGAAGTTGCAGAGCGGATGGCAGATCTGTCACGCCGTATTGGTTCTGCTTTTGGAAGGCTCCAAGCTGAGTTGGTACAACCTGTTTTACAGCGCGTAGTGTATATCCTAAAGAAACAAGGACGCATCGAACTTCCTACAATTAATGGCAGAGAGGTTAAGGTTCGTTCTGTATCGCCACTTGCACAGGCACAGGCTAACCAAGATATTTCCTCCGTTGCGCGTTGGCTTGAGCTTGTGCAGGGCAGCTTTGGTCCAGAGGTTATGAACCTTCTTATTAACTCAGAAGATACTGCGGCATACCTAGCTAAGAAGTTTGGTGTACCCGACACACTGATCCGCGACCTTGAGGAACGCAGACAAATGATGGCTATGGCACAGCAGATGGCTATGCAGCAGCAGATGTCTCAACCTCAAGGGGGGGAAATGATTGAGCCGCAACAATAATGTCTATCTAGGATTAGATGGATTTCAACGCGACAAAGTAGATGACTCAAAGATTAGCTTAAATATAGCAAGTCTATTCTCCGGCCCTTCTGGTCAAGAAGTGTTGAGTTATCTAAGGTCTATTACCATAGAACAAGTTAATGGCGCAGGGGTGTCCGATGCGGAACTGCGTCATATGGAAGGACAGCGATATATCGTTGGCCTCTTAGAATCACGCATCCGTCACGCACATAGGGTTAAAAACAATGAATGAAGAAGTAGCAGAAGCAACTGAAGATAGTGGCGTTGTTACCGAAGGTGGTGATCCGTTACTGCAACAAGACGCTGGTAGACCTGAGTGGCTGCCACAAAAGTTTAACTCACCAGAAGATCTGGCTAATGGGTATACAAATCTAGAAACAAAGCTGGGTCAGAAGGAAGAAGAAGTACGCGCTGCTGTTATGCAGGAGATTGAAAGCCAAGCATTTGAAAATCGCCCAGCAGAAGTAGGTGACTATGAGTTGCCCGAAGGCTTTGATGTAGAAATGGCTGATGGAAATGAGTTGCTAACATGGTGGGCAAACACAGCATTTGAAAACGGATACAGCAACGATGAGTTTCAAGAGGGCATCAATATGTATATGAACGCTCTTAATGCTGATGTGCCTGATTATGATGCTGAACTCTCAAAGCTAGGTGACAATGCTTCTGCAAGAACAGAAGCTGTTAGTCTGTTTGCTAATCAGTTTTTTACTGAAGAGCATCTAGGAGCAATCGAGCGTATGTGTGAAACCGCAGATGGTGTGCTTGTGCTTGAGCATATTATGGAAAACATGAGACAAGATGGCCCATCTGGGACTAGCATCCCTGCTGCACAAACAAGCGAAAATGAATTAAAACAAATGATGCTTGATCCAAGATACCATGATCCAACAAGAAGAGATCCTGTTTTTATTCAGCAAGTAGAGGATGGATTCAAACGTCTTTATGGCTAAAGAGTTTGTACGAGTTGGTCGGCTTTCGTTAATAAAAAGTCGGCCATATGATGCTGAATCTATAGCAGATGAATTGCGATTGCATGATCTGCGTGAGTGTTTAATACATGGGCTACAACCATTAGAGGCTCTTACTGAACCGTTTGCTATAGATGGCGCACATACATACACATTAATGTTAGATGAAACGCCCATAGGCATGTGCGGCACTGTTCCAATTGAGGACAGTGGTGCAAGAGTATGGTTACTCGGCACTCACGGAATCACAAATAACTTTCGCCCCTTCTTGCGTGGCTGCACAGAAACTATTGCACTCTTGCAGAACGGATATGAATACATAGAAAACTTTGTTCCAGCCGATCATCACGACACAATTATGTGGTTAAGCTGGTGCGGGTTTGTATTTGACGACAATATGTATGAGATGCACGGACACACTATGATGCGTTTTGTGCGTTGCACACCCCAACATAATGATGTTATTGGTGGATTTACACGGCCTGTAATGCACTGAGCGACCCGCAAGGATACTCGCGTTGAGGATGTTAAAACAGACAACCGCAAAATTGTAACTCAACACCTTTAGAGAAGGACTGTAAAATGGCGAATACAATTGATACCGCCTTTATTAAACAGTTTGAATCAGAGGTCCACATGGCTTATCAGCGTATGGGTTCCAAGTTGCGGAACACAGTGCGTACAGTAGGCAATGTGGCTGGATCAGTTGTCCGTTTCCAAAAGATCGGCACTGGCTCTGCTTCAACTAAATCACGCAACGGTACAGTGACACCAATGGAATTGGCTCACACTACCGTGGAAGCAACAATGGCTGACTTCTATGCTGCCGAGTACATCGACAAACTGGATGAGCTAAAAACCAACATTGATGAGCGTCAAGCTGTAGCTAAGTCTGCTGCTGCTGCTCTGGGACGTAAGACAGATGAGATTCTGATTACTGCTATGGATGCTGGTGCTAACTCAACTCAGATTCATGATACTAGCTCTGCGGTAGAAAAAGCTGATTTGCTTTCTTTGTTTGAAACATTTGGCTCTGCTAACATCCCCGAAGATGGTGGACGTTATTTAGCCATGCACCCAAAGGGGTATGCTGATTTGTTTAGCATTACAGAGTTTGCTTCTAGCGACTTTGTTGGTGAGCAGAATCTGCCGTATGCAGGTGGCATGACTATGAAAGAGTTTCTTGGCTTTAAGATCTTTTCAACTTCAGCAGTAACCGCTGGTAAAAACATGGCATACCATACATCCTCTGTAGGTCTTGGTGTTGGTGCTGATGTTTCAACAGAGTTGAATTATGTTCCAGAGCGTGTTTCTCACCTTGTAACATCCATGATGTCAATGGGTGCGGTTGTTATTGATGACAACGGTATCTATGAAGTCTTGGATAACAACTAATAGGAGGCTTGAATGGCTTATGCAGCAGCAGGACTCCACAGAATTGGTGGAGCAAGTGGAGTAAATCTCTGGATTTATCAAACAACAGATGCTATTGCGGCTGTAAATAGTGCAAACTATTTTAACAGTGCAGCTAATATGCTGAATGTTCGTGATCTAATCATTGTTCAAGATACAAATACACCTACAACAAGTTTTGTAAGTGTGCTTTCAAACAATGGTAGTGCGGTTGACGTTTCTGACGGAACGGCTGTCGCAGAAACAGACTCAGACTAAAGGGATAGGGAGAGGTCAAGGTATCAACTTACCTCTCCCTAACTACACATGACAGTAACCAGCACTACAGCAGATTCTCCTGTTGATATATGTTCAAGAGCATTGATTCTTATTGGTGCTGAACCGATTACATCATTCGATGATGGAAACACAGAGGCTCTTGTTTCTGTGAATATGTATGAGGATTTTGCTAGGGCTGCTTTGGTTAATACACGTTGGCGGTTTGCAACAAACCAAGCAGTTCTAAATCTTTTAAGTGATGCGCCAACAGGCAGATATGATCGTGCATATCAACTAGCTAACGACACTCTTATGGTTCATGCAATTACAGTTAGTGACTTGCAGATTGAATATCAGATTTATGGTGACATGGTTTATGCTGATACAGCAGAATCAGATGTTGTGATTGCTGACTATACATACAGACCAGATGAAGAATATTGGCCTTCATATTTTACAGTTGCGGTTGAGTTTGGATTAGCTAATTTGTTTGCAACCTCTATTGCCAGAGATGCAAGCCTTGCACAGCTAATGTCAACATCTGCACGGCAAGCTATGGCAAAAGCTAGAAGTGTTGATTCACAACAACAAACAACACGCAGGATTCCAAGTTCGAGGTTTATTACTGAAAGGCGAAGTTAGTGGCTCGTATTCGCGTTCCGATTAGCAACTTTCAGTTTGGAGAGATTAGTCCGTCCCTAGCATCAAGGACAGATACACCTATCTATGCAAACTCAGCTAAGAAGGTTGAGAACTTCTTTTTGCGTAATGAAGGTGGTTTACTAAAACGATTTGGAACTAGCAAGATCTATGAGTTTGACACCACAGTAAGTGGGTCAGTAACTCAACAGATTCGCATTGTTCCGTTTATTTTTTCTGATGATGAACAATATATTGTTAGCTTAGAAAACGCTAAGATCCGAGTGTTTCAAATCAATCCATCTACAGGCGTAGTTTCTTTAATACAAACAATCACACAGGATACAAGCTCGGCTGCTCTGCCTTTTAGTCACAGCATTTTGCCAGAGTTAACATATGCCCAAGCTGGTGATGTTATGTTTATAGCGCATCAAACCTTTATGGTGCGTAAGTTAGTGCGTACTAGCCTGACTACATTCCAAGTAGAAACAACTACTTTTGAAACAAGTGCTGATAGCTACAGGGTAAACCAGCCATACTATTCATTTCAGCCAGTAGGCATGACACTAGATCCATCTGCATCTAGCGGTAACGGCATTACTGTTACTGTCAGTGCAGCCTATTTTGATATTACAGGCAGTCAATCAGGCGGTAATTATGCAGACTCTAAGCATGTTGGCGTTAGGTTGCGGTATCACGACAATGAGATACTTATTACATCTGTGCAATCAAACACTCAAGCTACTGGCAATGTTACTAACTCACTTGCAGTGCGGCTTTCAACTGATGCTATTGAGACTGTTGATGGCAGCGCAGATATTAAGATTACATTCCCGCTGCATGGTTTAGCTGTAGGGGATAATATAGTAATCAGTGAAGCTGGTGCTGTTGGTGGTATTAACGCCAATCAGATCAATGGCACAGAAGCTGTTGTTGAGGTTATTGATGAGAATGTATTTACAGTTACTGCGGGCGCATCAGCTAATGCGTCTGCTGTTGGAGGTGGCTCACCAAAGATTACAACACATGCACCGACAACACAGTGGGGAGAACAGTCATATTCGGCCCTCAGAGGCTTCCCAGCGGCTGTTACATTCCATGAGAATAGATTGTGGTTTGCTGGTACATTAGGTCAGCCAGACGGCATCTGGGCAAGTAAGTCAGCATCTTACTTTGATTTTGGTGTAGGTGATGGAGAGGATGCAGATGCTATAGACCTAACGGCTAGCATTGGTGAGATCAATACTATCCGACACTTGATGTCAAATCGTGATCTTCAGATCTTTACCAGTACCTCAGAGATGTACATCCCATCATTTACTGAAAAGCCAATCACGCCAACTAACGCTCAGATTCGGCGTCAGACTCCATACGGTAGCAACTTTGTTCGCCCAGAGTCATTTGATGGTGCGACAATCTATGTGCAAAAAACAGGATCTGTTGTGCGTGAGTACATCTATTCTGATTCTGAAGCTGCGTATGTTGCTACTGGAATCTCAACGCTATCGCCACATTTGATTAGCAATCCTGTGCAAATGTGTATCTTGCGTGGTGCTATTAATCGCCCAGAGTCTTATGCCTTTGTGCTGAATGACACTGGTAAGATTGCAGTGTTTACATCAAATAGAGCAGAACAAAGGGCTGGATGGTCTGAGTGGACAACATCAGGTAAGTTCCATTCTGTCTGTACTATTGATGATCGTGTGTTCTGTGTGGGTCAATATGACCTTGGTTCTGGGACTGATAAGTTTATTCTTATGGAGTTTGATGCCGCCATGAACATGGACTTTTCAGCTACGTTCTCAGGCAGCAATGGTGTGTTTGATGTATCAAGTCACTTTGCTAATGGTGCAAAGGTTAAGGTTGTAAATGGCACTGACTATCTAGGAGAGTTTACCGTAGCCAGTGGCAATGTTGATGTGTCTGCTGTGCAAACAATATCATCTGCTCAGATTGGCTTTGACTTTAATGTAGAGGCACAGACACTGCCTATTGATGCACAGGTGCAAGGCGGTCCTCTTACTGGTGAGCCACGCGCTGTTAGCAGAGTTGTGGTTGATCTGATTGACACATTGTCATTGTCAGTAAACAACAAGAACTTAATTATACGTCAGGTTACAGATGATTTTAGCGTTGCTAGAACTGCTGTATCTGGCAAAAGAGAGTTTAGGTTGCTGGGTTATAGCAAAGATCCAGTTGTTACCATTACACAAACAGCACCCCTATCCTTGCAAGTAAACGGTATAATCGCGGAGGTATCATTCTAATGGCATTACCAGTGGCATTTATGGCAATAGGCACTGGCCTTCAAGTTCTTGGGGCTATGCAGGGCGCAAGAGCCGCTAGAAATCGAGCCGCATTTGAAGCTGGGCAAATAGAGTTACAAAGAGAAAATAATAAAATCCAAGCATTACAAAAAAGCAATCAGAGAAATGAACAGCTACGTTTAGCAGAATCTTCTAATAATGCTTTTTTTAGCGCAATGGGTAGAGACATTGGATCTGATATGAGCATTAAGGCTTTTATGAAAAGGCAAGCAGAGATCGCCACATCTGATGTATCTACTATAGAAAGTTCAGCAACTATTGAAGATTTGCAACTAGCTTCTCGTAAGTCTATGGCTCTTTATGAGGGTAGAGCTACTGCTCGTCAGTATCAAACTCAGGCTTTTGCTTCTATAGCATCTGGTCTTTATAAGTATGAAGTAAGCAAAGCGAGTACAGATTAATGGCTGTAATTAAACAACAAAGACAGTATCAGGTTGGAAATATATCTGTAGTTCGTGCGTCTGATGCTGGTGAACGTGCTGCAAATAATATGATAAATCTTGCTGGCAATCTTGTTGATTCAGCATTTAAAGAAGCTGCTCAAAATGCAGAGCTTAAAGGCAAAGAGCTTGCTCAATCTTTATCTGAAGCTGACATTAAAGCTATTGATGTCACAACTGGCAAACCAAGAGCAATACAATTTGCTCCAGAAGGTTTTGGCAAGATAGCAACTCTTGCATACAAAGATGTTATTGATGACAGATATCAAACATCTATTGACAACGAAATTAAAATTAAAGCCGCAGAACTTGCCGTAGAAGCGGATCAACAATCAGATCCTGTTTCCTATTACGAAACACAAATGGGTGATTATCTTGAGCAAATGAAGCTCAATGCTACCGGCAAGTACAAAGGGTATATACAAAGCTCTGGCACAACATACTTAGCCAGCACAAAACTTGATTTGCAAGCTAAAGCAATACAGCGAGATCGTGAATCTGCTGGTATAGAAGGCATAGAAAGAACAAAAGATAACTACACAACTTTATTGAGCATGTATCAGTCAGGTGCTTCTCAAGAAGCTATTGATACATTTAAATCAAAAGAAACCCAAAGAATACAAAATCTTGTTACATCAAGATCAATAAGTCCAAAAGAAGCTGCAACTTTATATAATGCAATTAATAGAGCAGAGTTTGAAGCAAGGGCAATAGCTATTGTTTCTGATCAAAATATTTCTATTTCTGAATTAGTTAAAATAAGAAACGCTCTTAGCAAGAATGGAGCAACAATAAACTCAGTTCCAGAAAGGTTGCGAGAGAGTGTCCTTGCTATTACAGACAACTGGGACTTTGACAGTGCAGCAGCATCTATTGATGGGATTATTGGAAACGAAGTTGCACAACGAAATCAAATTGTTGAACTAGATAGAAAGAATAAAACAAAAAAACAAGAAGAAGCATACCCAGCATTATCTCAAAAAATTAGAGATGAAGCTGATGCAGAATCAGCTACAGCAAGGAACATAGGAAGGTTAGGGAAATCTTCTGACATTGAAACGCTTGTTAAGTATTTAGATAGCAAAGAAATATCACTGAGAAAACAAGTAGCTAATGGTGATATTGAACTTAGAGATGTTAGTGTCGGTGTAATCGCTGTTAGAAGAGCGATTGCTGAAGGTGCTATCACTTCTATGCTAGCAAATAATTTATCAACTGAAGAAATAGATGGGATTAATAACTGGATTGGAACTAATGGAGAAATAGAAGCTGGAATTAGCAGTGCCAACTTAGCAAAATTAAATGTTTTAAAAGAGACTGGTGCCTTTAAATTTGGCGGCAATAATAATGATGAAGTATATCTTACACAGTTTTTAAATCCATTTCGTTCTAGAACTGGGGCGGCTGAAGCAAAACAATTAGAAGAAGATAATAAAGTTCAAAGAGCGTCAGATAATGTAAATCTTTATAAGTGGTCCACAAATCAAGAAGCTATGGAAACTGATGCTGCAAATAGAGCATCTCAAGTAACTACAGTAGAAGAATTAGATTCTTTAATACAGGACAGAAATTCAAACATTGAAAGTATTAAAAAAATAGTTGGAGAAAATACATTTCTTTCTGGTGCGGCAGCAGCAAGTAGAGAAGCTAATTTTGATGAAAGTATAGCAAAAGGTTGGGTTAGAGGTTTAGCTACAGATGGTAGACAGTTTGAAATTACTATAGGTGATGAAACTGAACAAATATCTATGTCATCAGAAGTTATGATTGGCATTGCTAATTCATTAGAAAGTGGCGGCACTAACATGTCTGGTGTGCCAAATGAATTAAAACCACAAATTAAAAAGTTAGTTAGCAGCCTATCAGCATCATCAATACAAAGTGCTGCTGTAGAAGCTAGAACTGCTGTGCAAGATTTAAAAAAGGTTGAAGCTGAAGTTGCATTACAACTAAAAATACAAAGTGATTTTTCAGATATTAGAACAAATACTGGTAGAAATGAATCAGGTCATAAAGCAATCGTATCTGATATTGTTTATAAAAATAATCAAGTTCCTAATACTTTTTTACGCACATCTGATTCGTTACGAGACATGGGCTCAGATGCACAGCATCCAGCGACAACAGCATTTTATGAAATGGCAACGAGAAATAGAAGGCTGCCTCAAACATTTGTAGATGATCTTGACGCATTATCTCACGGTAGAAATGTGCAAGGATCTGCTGTTTTATTGCAGCATTACAAACAATTAAGATATCGCATAGACCCAAGTACAGGCCGTGAAACAAATATGTTTGTTGGCGTTTTAAGTGAAACAATATCAGGCCCAGCTATGGCTAGACTTGATACTGCGCTTTCAATGATGGAAATGCGCGGAGACTTTAATCCAGATGGAACATACAATAATGACGCTCTTCAAGTTACTCTAAGTGAAATAAACCAAAGGTCATCAAGCAGTCCAGAGTTTACTGGAGCAATAAAGCAGTTTCTTGATGATGGTGATATTAACAAGTCTCGACATACAAACATTAGAGATTGGGTGTTTGAAGCAACAGGCGGCAGCAGACAGGCTACTCAAGAAATTACACCATACATTACTACAATGATTGGTACAGGAATGTTAACTCCAACTGAAGCTATGAAACAAACAAAACAGTTATACGATAGTCATTACCCAGAAACAGAAGGCTATGTAATTGATTTTGGCATGAACAGAACTGGCAGATCTAGGTTTGCTCTTTCTAAAATGATGCCTAATCCTGCAGAAAAAGAATCTTTTTTAAATAACATTGAAGCTGATCTACCTAATGGTTACACAATATTAGGAACGGCAGTTGCTGATACTGGAACAGACAGAGAGATGCCACAGTTTCAGATAAGTCCTTATGCAGCAATGGCTCAAGGCGCAATAGATTTTTATTCTAGCGAATATGATATGGACATTATGGGTTCAGCAACAGCTAATGGCGATAAGAAAGTATATTTAATACCGCAAAGTTACACTGATACAACTAATCCAACATACTATGCTTATGAGATTATTAGTAATCAGTTAGTGCCAGTACAAAAAGATGGCGAACTTTTAGCTTATAGGATTAGGCCATAATGGTAAGCGTTAATCCCTACGCTCTTACACCAAGATTTTCTACTGGTTTAGCTGAAGAAATTAAACCTCAGTCTACATTCAGTGATCTTGTAAAAGCTCAAGCAGGATATGCTTATGATCCTGTTATTGAGTATATGAAAAATACTTACAAATATTGGGATGAAGAAGATCCAGAATACAATTCTCTTGTTGATATGGAGGGCTATGAACAATTTAAGACCACACTAATTGGCGCAAAAAATGCAGATCACATGGCTGATCTAAAGCGTGGAATTAATGAAAGCGCAAAGCGCAGAGAAATTATGTCTCAACATGGGTTTTGGTCACATGTTGGTGCTGGGCTATTTGATCCAATCAATTTGATTGCATTGCCGTTTGGCGGTGCTGGCATGGCTAGAAGTTTAGGCGGGGCGGCTTTGCGTGTAGGTGCTGGCACTGGAGCGTTGCAATCTTTGCAAGAAGGATTGCGTTATCCATTTGATCCTCTTGCAACGCTAGGGGAGTCGGCGTTTAACATTGGGGCTGCTACAGTTACTGGCGGGGTTCTAGGTACTCTTGTAGGCATCCCTGCGGCTCGTAGAGCGGCTGTCTATAATAAGACTGTTAAAGACATGGATGAAACAATAGATGCAATCTCCATGCTTACAGCAGATGAAGCTACAACTCTTGGGCAACGTGAGGCGCGTAAATACGGCAACATGGCTGATGAAGAAATAGAAGCTCTTAAACGCTCTATGCCTAAAGAAATGGCTTTAATAAAAACCGACATTGAAAGGTTAGAAGCCAAGCCAAAGAAAACAATAGATGAGTTAAATGAACTTGAGAATAAAAGAAAAGGTTTAAGCAATCGCACAATAGAGTTTGAAGATGTGCGTAAAGAGTCTGGTCTTAGACGCATTGAAGATTCAAGATTAGAAGGCGCGGCTAAAGATCCGTATAAGATTGCTGAAAGCTGGTTTACAGACAGTTGGATCTATAACAATCTTACTCCGAGTCCAATAAAAAATATATTGCAAGATTCAAAGGTTCCTACACCTGTTAAAAAAGAAACAATAGATCTTGCTGGCGACAGTGGGATAACTCTTGCTGCCCATCAAGCAGGACTTAGTGCTGGCAATTCAGCCTATCAGTTGTCAAAAGTTCGAGATGGTGAGTGGGTTAGAGTCTTAGATACGCTTGTCGAAAACTATGGTGCTATGACTGGCAAAGGCAAAAACTATTTTATGGATCATAACTTCAATAACATGAAGATACCTTTTAGTGGCAAGCAAGGTAAGTTCGATCAATTTTTACAAGAAATAAATAGAAAATATATTAATGGTGAGCGAGGGGCTAATGATTTAGAAAATGAATCTATTGATGCCATGGCTCAATTTTGGAGCAAGTGGGGTGAACGCTTAGAATCTACTGGCCTTATTGGCAATAGAGACTTTTTGCAACAACGAATGATTAGTAAAGAGTTTCGTTTGGCTCAAACAAACAAAATTAAAGAAGATCTTGAGGCGAAAGAATTTGCTGCTGACTCTAACAGATCGGTAAAAATAGCAGAATTAAGAGCAAAAATTGCAGAGTTAGAGACTGAAGAAGCAGCGCGTGGCCTTACAAAAAAACAATTAAAATTATTAAAAACAAACAAAAGTGAGTTAGACCGACTGCGTGACACAGACTTTTTAACTAAAAATCAAAGGGATTACCTTAATGCTCTTGAACTTAGAGCAGCAAAATTAGAAGAAGAAATAGCAGAGATTGAACTTAATGTTAGATCTATTGAGCCAGAAGAAGTATTGCCAGCTAATGAAGAAGTTATGTTTTCTCGTTACTGGAATAAACAAGCTATTGCTGCTGACAGAGATGGTTTCTTTAACAAGCTCTATGGTTGGTATAGAGACAATCCGTTTGTATGGGCAAAGAATGAGTCTGTAGCACCTCCGCAACGTAATCTTGTAGACTTTGATGAAAAAGCATTAGTTAAAAGATTAGGACAACACTTTAATGTAAAGAAGGTTGTAACTGGAGAGCGTGCTGTTAAGGAAATTAAAAAACACCACCCTGACGGCGCACTTGGTATGCACCAATATTTTGATGCTGACAAAGGCATTGTCTATATAGACAAGGCTGGTGCTTATAAAAAGTATAGAAGATTCCAACAAGCCTTAGACGATAAAGCAGAGGCTTACAAAAAAAACGATGCTTTTGGAGCTAAGTCAAACTTTGCTTCAGAAACATATCATCATAATGCGTTTATGCTTAACAATTCAGATAGCTTTAAAACATTTAAAGATTATCAAGACTTTGTTCTTTTGCATGAGTTTCAACATGGCACTCTTAAAAAAGCATACAAAGAAGATGCTGTAAGTTATGAAATGAGGGTTAGTGAAGCGGCTCTTAGTTTTATGCAGATTGAACATAAAACATTGCGTCAACGCTCACCTCAATGGATTAAGCAAGAACTACCTACTGATGAAGAATCATTAACTAAACGTGTTAATGCAACTATTGATGACATATTAGAAATGGGTGACACAACAGCAGAAACTGTTGGTTATTTTGGTAATGGCAAATCTAAACACTTTAGACACAGGTCATTAGATATACCAAACTCATTAGTTTTTGATTACATTATTAATGATCCAATAGCTGTTATGAAGGCATATACAGATAGGGTTGCCCCTAGATACGAGTATGCAAAAAAAACAGGCAGAGATTTAACAGAAGTGCTTGACGACATTGAAGATCAAATGCGTCTTGCTGGCAATACAACTAGAGAAATACAAAAAACAAAAAAGAACTACACGGTGTTATATGATCGTGTTGTTGGATCTGTATTGCGTGAGCCACATTCATGGGATGCTAGGATATCACAAGTCATGCGAGACGCAGCGCAGCTTAATTATCTTGGGTCTGCTGGTTTTTCAACTCTGCCTGACATTGCAAAAATAATAATGGAGCATGATGGGTCTACTTTACTTATGGCTCTTAAAGGCATTGGTTCTGATGGGCGTGTTCGCTTCAATGCAACAGAAGGTAGATATGCTGGTCAAATGTTAGAGATGCTTAAGGGCGCAAATCACATGCGCATGACAGAAGAGCTATCTAATAGTCCATTTTCTGACAAAACTTTTGATCGTTATTACACACGACATGTGGATTTTGTTAAGAATCAATTTTACAAAGCTAACTTACTTGCACCATTTACAAGAATATTTAAACAAATGGATAGCATTGCAAGAAGCCACACAATTATTGATCTTGCTGTTAAACGTGCAGACGGCAAAATGACACAACAAGATTTAACATATTTGTCTAGGTACAATATTGATGAGGCAAGAGCTAAAGAAATCAAACAACTTGTAGATGATGGCATAATTCAAAGAGCAGATGGCGATGGTCTTTATTTGCCAAACACAGAAAATTGGCCTATTGGCAAAGAATCATTGCGTGATGATTTTCGTGCTGCGTTGAATAGCGGTATTGAGAATACTGTTCTTATGGGTACGCCAGCAGATAAACCAATTATTACTGATGGCATTATGTATATACCAATGAATTTAGCTGGCAAACTTGGATTGCCAGAAGATAGTCTTGTTAAAGGTTATCATAGAATTGAATCACCTTTGCTTGGTATGCCGTTTCAATTTATGTCATATAGCTTTGCCGCTCTTAATAAGATCACTGCTGCATACGCACAAAATCAAGTTAAAAACCGATCAGTTGCTTTAGCTAGTGCAATGGGGCTTGCTTACTTTTCTTTGTATCTTAAAAGCACAATCGGACAACCAGATTGGGTTTGGGATAATATGGAGTGGCCCGATAGAATTGCTAGATCTTTTGATGCATCAGGCATGGCTGCTTTGTACTCTGATGCTTTCTACACTTCTATGTCTACATCTATATCGTTAGGTGGCCCTAATATTGGAATGGGTTTAATTAATCCAAAGTTTCCACCTAAAGAAGATATAGGTGAGGCGTTGTCTGGTCTTGGTGGGGCTGGCACAAGCATTACACATGATTTTATTCGTTATGGCGTAGCTGATTTTGTTCAAGGCAATTACGGTGAAGGCAGCAAGAACATTATTAGAAACTTACCATTAGCTCGATTATGGTTTTTAAAAGAGTTTATGAATGAAACAACTAGAGATCTTGCTAATATGGGACGGTTCTAATTGTGCGTTGAGCAATATCCACATGAAAGGTAGGATGCGGCCATGACTATTAACTTATCAGACAATACGCCTCGCGTATCATATACTGTTGCACAAGGAGTTACCCAAACTTCTTTTACAGTTTCGTTTGAGTTTTTTGCTGAAGCGGATCTTAATGTATATGTAGATGGAACGCTCAAAACCTTAACCACACATTACTCAGTAAGCGGTGGCAGCGGAGCAACAGGCTCAATTACAATGAGCGTTACTGGCGCATCAGGCGGCAGCACAGTTGTAATCACAAGAGACATAGCACTAGAGCGAACAACTGATTTTCCATCAGCGGGTGCGTTTCAGATTGCATCGCTTAACACGGAACTTGACAAGATTACAGCGCAGTTTGCAGATCGCAAGGATGACGTTGACCGCTCACTTAGACTAAAAGACCAAGACGCAGCCGTATCTATGGAGCTTCCGCTCAAAGCAGCACGACTAGGTACAGTTCTTGGCTTCAACGCATCGACAGGTGTTCCAGAGGCAGGGCCAACTATTGCTGATGTTTCAAGCCTGTCTGCTATTACTGCTGACATTGCATCTCTTGCAGATATAGAAGATGGCACCACTGCAACAGATGCTATATCAGGTGTTGCTGCGATTGCATCAAATGTTACTACGGTTGCAGGAATAGCAGGCAATGTGACAAGCGTTGCTGGTAATGCGAGTAACATCAACTCAGCAGTAAGCAATGCAAGTAACATCAATACGGTTGCTGGCAAAGCATCTGAGATAACAAGTGTTGCCGCAAAAGCCAGCTTGATTACAAGCGACTTTGTTTCTGATCTAAATACCCTTGCTGTTACTGATGTAATTAATGACATCAATACCCTAGCAACAAGTGATATTGTTAGTGACTTAAACACCCTCGCCACCAGCGATATCGTAAGCGACCTCAACACCCTAGCAACATCTGACATCGTTAGCGATATCAATACCCTCGCTACAGCCGATATTGTTTCTGACTTAAATCAGCTTGCCACTTCTGACTTTGTGTCTGACCTCAACACAATGGCAACAACTACTAATGTTAATAATCTTTCTAGCGTTGCTGGTAACGCATCTAACATTAACGCTGTAGCTGGCAACAATTCTAATATTACTGCTGCTGCTGGTAATGCTTCAAATATCAATGCCGCTGTTAGCAACGCATCTAATATAAATACTGTTGCTGGAGCTGTTAGCAACGTAAACACGGTTGCTGGCATTTCATCAAATGTATCAACTGTTGCAGGCATATCTAGTGAGGTGACTGCGGTTGCAGGGGATGCAACTGACATTGGTACTGTTGCTACAAGTATATCTAATGTGAATACGGTAGCTGGAATTGCTGGTAATGTAACAACTGTTGCCAATGATGGCACTGATATTGGAACTGTAGCTGGTATTAGCGGTAACATTACAACTGTTGCTGGAATTGCAAGCAACGTAACAGCAGCAGCATCAAATTCTTCAAACATCAACACCGTTGCTGGGGCAATAACAAATGTTAATTCTGTTGGCGGTGCAATAGCGAATGTAAATACGGTTTCTGCTAATCTTAGCAGTATTAATGACTTTGCAGATAAATACAGAATTGGTTCAAGCGATCCATCATCGAACAATGATGAAGGTGATCTGTTCTACAACACCACATCAAATTCTCTAAAGGTATACACTGGTTCTGCTTGGGAAGCTGGTGTTACTGCTGGCTCTGGATTCCTTGCCTTAACTGGCGGGCAGCTTACTGGCAACCTTACATTCTCTGGTAGCCAGACTGTTGATGGGCGTGATGTATCAGCAGATGGAACGAAGCTGGATGGCATCGAAGCGTCAGCCACGGCAGACCAGACAGCCGCTGAAATCAGGACACTGGTAGAAAGTGCTAGTGACAGCAACGTCTTCACAGATGCAGACCACAGCAAGCTAAACGCTATCGAAGCGTCAGCTACTGCCGATCAAACGGCATCAGAAATTCGTACACTTGTTGAGAGTGCGTCCGACAGCAACGTCTTTACTGATGCTGATCACACAAAGTTGAACGGCATCGAAGCTAGTGCGGATGTAACTGACGCCACAAATGTAGCTGCTGCTGGTGCGTTGATGACCAGCGGCGGCACGGTTACTGGTAACGTCAACTTTGGAGATAGCGACAAGGTTATTTTGGGGGCTGATACAGATGCTGAGATTTTCCACAATGGTACGCACCTTGTAATTCGTGAGACTAACACTTCTGGTAATATGCTAGTGCGTGGTGACAGCATTTTTCTTGAAAGCAGTGACGGTTCAGAGCAATACGCAACACTCAATGCAAATGGTGCAGTCGTTCTAAAACACGACAACGCTACTAAACTCTCCACCACCTCATCTGGCGTTTCTGTAACTGGCACAGTTGCGGCTACAGCCTTAACAGGTGATGGCTCTGGTTTAACAGGTGTCGAGGCATTTCCATCTGGAACACGGATGCTGTTTCATCAGTCGGCTGCTCCGACTGGCTGGACAAAAGATACAAGCAGCCATAACAACAAGGCTATCCGTTGTGTCACTGGCTCTGTTAGTTCGGGTGGATCAAACAGCTTTACGACTGCGTTTGGAAACCGGACTGTGAGTGTATCTGGTACTACTGGCAATACTAACGCAACCATTTCTGGTTCGGGAACAACAGGAAATACAAACGCTAGTATTTCTGGATCTGGACCTACTGGAAATACATCACTGTCTCTCGCACAGCTTCCTTCTCACAATCACCCTGTCTCTGTCAGCGATACAGTCGGAAACGTGGGAGCGGGATCGTCTGGAGGTAACTCAATCGCTTCATACACCCAGATAGGCGGTTACATTGGTCATACCTCTACAAGATTTCAGAGCCAGAAATCACAAAACCAAGGCTCTGGCAGTTCACACAACCACAGCTTCAGCTTTAGTGGCAGCAGCAATCACAATCACAGCTTCAGCTTCAGTGGTAGCAGTAACCACAGCCACAGCTTTAGTGCTAGCGGTACTGCTGACATCAATGTTCAGTATTTTGATGTCATCATAGCTCAAAAGAATTAAGGAAATCACATGGCAATATACACAATTATTCATGCAGACGGTTTCATATCAAAAGATGGCGTGGGTTACCGTGGTCTAACATTAAGCTGGCTTCCCGATGACATTCTTGCTGTGCAAGCAGCAGCAGATGGATCAGCCGACATTGAAAAAGGCGTCAGGTCCACACTAACAATCACAGCCAATGAAGATGTTGCGGATGTTACTGCTTTGAGCTGGTGGTCAAATGTCGATTCCACTTGGCAAGCTGGTTATGACGCTGAACAAGCAGAGATTGCAGCTTCAGATGCTTTAGAGAAAAAACTTGCAGAAGAGGCAGCAAAAAGTGGTGACTGATGAAAATTGAAGTCAAAAATAACTGTCCACTGAACAACTTTAAGCCATGTAAGCAAATGGATTGTGGTTGGTTTATTCAGATTGCAGGGACAGATCCTACCACTGGTGAAGATGTAAAAGACTGGGGTTGCGCTATGTCTTTTCTGCCATTGCTGTTGATTGAAAACGCATCACAATCACGGCAAACAGGCGCAGCGGTTGAGAGCTTTCGTAATGAAATGGTCAAAGGTAATGAAGTCAGCCATCAGCTTTTAGAGTCAATGAAACGCCCACCAAGTTTGAGTGATCTGATTGAGATGAAACAATGAGCAAACCAACAGCAGCGTCAGTTCAAGCTCAGATCGACACCCATGAGGCTGTCTGCGCTGAACGCTGGACTGAAACCATTCAGCGGATCAAGCGTATCGAACATATTATGATCGGCACTGCTGCTACCACTATTCTGCTGTTACTTAACTTGGTTGTGAGCAGCTAATGTGGAAACGATTGTTGTATTTTCACTTTATGTATTCATTGGGATAAATGATGACAGGCGACAGGTTCCAGAAGTCATGCGCTTTAGAGATGTAAATGAATGTGTTTTTTTTGCTAAAAAACTGCACGCTCAAGGACAACAGATCACCGCTTATTGTTTGCCAGAGGCAGTAAGTAAGGGCATGAGGGTTTTCTGATGGACCCTATTTCTTGTATGGCCACTGCCTCCGCCGCTTTTGGCGTTTTGAAAAAAGGTTTTGCAGTTGGCCGTGATATCGAATCAATGGCCTCTGACCTATCAAGGTGGATGGGTGCGCTGTCTGACCTTGATATGCTTGAGAAAGAAGCTAAGAACCCCCCTATATTTAAGAAGTTATTTAATGGCAAGTCTGTAGAACAGGAAGCCATTGAAGCGTTTGCGGCTAAAGAAAAAGCACAGCAACAGAGATATGAATTACAGCAATGGATCTCTATGACTCTTGGTCGCAAGAAGTGGGACGACCTTGTGAAAATGGAAGGGTCAATTCGCAAGCAACGCCAAGAAACTCTTTATAAACAAAGACAGCGGCGACAAAAGTTTGTAGAGATTGTTGCTTGGATGATGATGGCAGTAGTAGGTGCTGCATCTATTGGTTTATTTATTTTGTTTTTGAAAGGCCAAGCTGCAAACGCAGTAGGAGAAATGGTTACTTGTCGCAAGGTAAAGTGCGAGAAGTTGGACAACAAGCAAACTGTCTGTGTGTTCAAAGGTGCAAACAATACGATTGAAACGCAGTTTTTCAAGTACATGGAGTTCATACCAAACGAGTATCAGTGCAAGTATGATCCTAAAGCCAAGAAAGAAATGACCATTCAAGAAACGTTAAAGGCTGTTAGGGAGAGTCAGAAATGACAGTAGAAGATATTGCAAGAAAGATGCTTGAGCTAAAGATACTGCCACGTTTTTGCATACTTGTTATGACTGGTGTTTACATACGGTGCATTGAGTGGGCATTGTCTCAGCCTGATCTTACAACACAGCAAGCTAGTCTTATCAGCGTTGTTACTGGTGCAATGACAGGCAGTCTGGCAGTCTGGCTTAGTTCGGAGAAGCATTAATGTTACAGGCTTTACTAGGTCCAATATCTTCACTAGCGGGTACTTGGCTTGAGGGCAAGGTTGAAACAAAGAAAGCTGAAGCTGCATCGAAAGTCGCAAAGGCAAAGGCTGAAGCGACTATTATGGAGAAAAAGGCGACCGGCGAGATAGACTGGGATCTGACTATGGCTGACGCCAGCAAACATAGCTGGAAAGATGAGTGGCTTACAATTTTATTTTCTGTTCCATTGGTGCTAGCCTTTTGTGGTGAGTGGGGGCGTGAGATTGTAGCTCAAGGTTTTACTGCTTTGGATGCTATGCCTGATTACTACAGATATACATTAGGAATTATTGTGTCTGCTTCATTTGGAACTAGAGCAGCTACAAAATTCTTTGGAGGAAAGAAATGAATATAGCAAAGCTGCGTGCTGATCTTGAGCTTGACGAGGGTATTAGCCATGTTGTGTATGTAGATCATCTTGGTTTGAAAACATGTGGCATAGGTCATTTGTGCCTAGAAGGAGAACCTGAGTATGATATGGAAGTTGGCACAGCCATATCTGATGATCGTGTACAAATATTATTTGAGCGTGATCTTGATATGGTTCGCCTTGATTGCTTGAAACTGTATCCTAACTTTGATTCTTTACCTGAGGATGCCAAGCTGATTATTGCGAACATGATGTTTAATCTTGGTTTGCCTCGTCTTTCTGGTTTTAAGCTAATGAAGGCTGCTGTTGATGCTGGTGACTGGGAAGAGGCTGCGAACCAGATGGAATCCTCCAAGTGGTATCGTCAGGTTATTAATCGGGCAGAGCGTTTGTGTAATCGGATGCGGTTATTGGCTGTCCCAACGTAAAACGAGTGAGCATCGGGGGACACTCACTCGCCGTGGGTTAGCGGAGAACCAAAACCGCACCACGATTAGAATGGTATATCATCATCCATTTCTTGTGTAGATGTTTCTTGTGGCTCTGGCTTTGATTCGTCATCCTTTGGCTTTGACTCGTCATCCTTTGGCTGCATTTCTGACACCTTGAGAGATAAATACTTACGTCCATCTTTCTCACCGCGCCATCCAGCAATACGCCAATCCTGATGTATGCCATCAAGAGGGCCAGAGTAATCTGGCTTGTTGTCGTCATCTGTCTTGTCTTTGTTTTCAAACAGCACACCTACTTTCTGGTACACCTCAAGACGCTTTTCTCCTGTCTTGGTTTGAGCCGTGATAATAGCAACGTGACCATCCTCACCCATGATGTTTAGCTTGCCCTGCAAGATAAAGTTCTGTTCGGGCCAAGGCTTGCCAGCTATGCCGGAGTTAGTGTTGTCATATTCAGTCATTGATCTGTCCCTTCTGTAACTTGTATTGGCGTCCTCTGCGATTGATGATGTATCCATCAGCCCTAGCTAACTTGATGTAGGTTATGACTGTTTGAACAGATAGATTTAGATACTCCCCAATCTCTTCTACAGTTCTGTATCTACCCTTGATTGTGGTTAGAAACTTTCGTGGATACTTATTCGATGTTTCAATCAACTTCTTTGGTTCTAGTGGTGGTGGGGAAGCCAGCATGACCAGCTTCTCCAGATTGTTGTTAATCCTTTTGAGTTCATCCTCAATGGTTTGTAGCTGTTTCACGTGGAACATTACCAATCCTTATCGTCTGATGAGTCAGTTGACTTGCCTTTTGTCACTTTGGGTGAAGGCATACTGGCAGAGTTGCCATCATCATCTTCTGACGGCAAACCAAAGACTGACTGCAAGCCATATCTTTTAGCGTAGGTAATACCACTGCCCATCTTTTGTGGATCAGTATTATCCTTGGTTAAAACAGGTGTTCTGCCCTCTACATATTCACCTGATTCATGCAACAGCATCGTTCTTACAAAGATAACATTGTCTTGGAAGTCAACAATCTGCGTGAATGTAAGGCCACACTTGCCAGCTTCTGCTCGTACAGTTTCAATAACCTCTTCAAGCGAGGCATACTTTGACTTGAAGAATGGATTGTTTGCAGCTTTCTTTGCTGCTGCTCCTGTGTTGTGGAACTGTATCAAGGCTTTGCATATATTTTTGTACTCAGACATTCTGGTTCTCCTTTACTGTGACACGAAGTGATCCGCGCTTATCGCGTTTGATGGTGAGAAGGTCACAGTATACTTCTCGCTCATCATCTCCGACCATAGCTTTAAGATCAGACTTGGCTGAATCAAATAGCTTGGCGTTCTGTTCTTGCTCAATGTAGTCATGGCATCTGCTGATAAACTCATTGTCAGATGACGCATCCCTGCGTGTCATACCATCTACTTTGATCTTGTCTATGGATACAGGTGGTATCTCATCATCAGCAAAAGGGCGGGTGTTGTCCCGAACCAACCCCCAAAATTCTTTGATGTGGACTTGCATCTTGTGAATGTAATCCCAATCAACTGACACATAGACAGATTCCCATCTACGATTGCCAAAGATTACAGATAGATAACAGCCCTTGGCTTGGTGCAACCACATGTAAAACTGTATTTGTGGCATATACATTTGCAAACATTGCTGCATGTTGTTTGCATCGTATGTGTGCTTGCACTCGATAATCTCATCGGTAAAATTATTTTGAGATCCGCTGTTGTCCCAGACATATCCATCTACAGTTCCTTTGAGTTGCACACCTTCCCAATTTATTTCTGCACAATACTGTTGCTTTCTAACGCTGCAACCATGCTGGTCAGCAAACCAATTGATATTGAACTGCTCTGTAAATACTCCAAGCTGCACAGGCAGCACATTGGATAGATCATCAGGCTCTGTTTTGCCTGTCTTTTCTTCCCATAGTGATGTCCAATCACCATTCATTATGCGGCGCATATCTGAGCCGCCTAGAAATCCTAGTCTGTTCATGTTGGTTCTCCTTTGTATTGATACTACTGCAACAGTGCAGTAAGTGCAACACGTTTCTTTAACAGCGCATCCAGTAACAGGTTTCTGTTACGCACACGCCACTCGATGTGCTTGTATATTTCTGCGTATGATGGCCAGAATGTTGACGACTCGACCACACGCTCAAGCGCATACTTCACAATATCTGCTGGATAATCTTGCAGCTTGATAGCTGTAGCTTTGATCCGCATTGCATGATCTTGGGAAGATTCGTTTGAAGGCTTCACTACAAGGGCTGCAACAGCAGTTAGCTGTTCCTCTAGCTGCTGTGCTGTAAAGGGCGTCAGTGCCTTCTGAGCAGCGATTATGGCCCTATTCAAACCTTCTATGTCCTTTGTTGTTATCTCATAGCCTTTGACAATGATCTCAACACTGCTTTCAAGGAACCTAGTTCTGCTTATCTGCCGTACTGGAAAGCCCAGATAAGATTCCAGCGAAGTGACTAACCTTTTGTCTGCCTCTGACGGATTGTTTATTGTGAGTAAACGATCCCGACCTTGATCCATCTGCTCTCCACTTAAAGGCGCGGCGACACCAGCCTCTGTAAGCGAGGTCAATGCTGACGAATCTGCTGCCTTTGCTGGCATGGTAACAACGGAACTGATCTGCTTCATAGTCATGGTCCTGATCCTCTTCTAGCTTTTCATTTATCGACTTGCATAACTCCTCACTTGGACACCAATCTTCTGGCACCAATATCTTTTTGTTTACTGGAGGGTTAATTGATAGGTTAGTGTTGCTGTCTGCAACAGGTAACTTGCTGTCTGCAACAACCTCGTTGCTCTGTGCAACACTAGGGAATATTGTATAGATGGTAGACTTGCGGTATGAGCCACGCACTCTTGTCAACAGTCCGTGATCCTCTAACCAATTGAGTTTCCTAGTAATTGTAGCCACACTCATTTGTGTGCGGTCAGATAGACGTGACAAACTAGGGAAACATTCGTGTGTATGTTCATCGGCATGGTCAGCAAGTACGACCATAAGCCACTTGGCATAGCAATCAGGGATGTCAGCTTTGATTGCCCTCGCCATCAGTAGAAACGACATGTTGGTTCTCCTTTAGTAATGGCGCAATCCTTTCAGCAAATACATCGCCATCAAATATTACAAGCGTTTTTGGTGAGCCTGTCTTGCGCTTGTAAAACAAAACATCTCTTACAACTGTAAACGGATTGGGAAAGTTTGACTTGTCGCGGTACTTTACTTCCACCACCAGTCGCTCTTCACCGATTTCCCAGATGATGTCACCGCTATATTCTCCTCCCAAGCTGCCGCTGAGGGGTTGCCTTTTCGCTTTAAACCCTTTTTCTTGGAGCCAGTTGACGAACCACCTTTCGTGGTAGTTGCCTTTGTTGCGATTTTTGTTTGCCATGATTCACCATCGTAACAATCTAAACATATCGTGTGATATGTTGCGGGTTCTATTGTAGCTAGAAGGCACACAAAATAATTGGTGTGTGCATTGCAAGCATCACAATATTGTTTTCTTCCTAGCGTTAGCTTTTTTCTTGTGGACTTTGATCGTGAGGCCAAGTGCTTCTAACCAACAGCTAAACATAAAGCCAGATGGCACACGTTTATACTGCTCCCATTTGTGAACAAGTGATTTTGCACAACCGATTTGATGGGCTAACTCCTCTTGAGATATACCGAGCTTATGTCTGTGTTGGACCAAGCTCAGTATAATCTCTTGGTATGTGTCAGGAACTACTGTCTCTTGTTTGAAGTGTTGAAAGTTTTTCAATCGACTGTTCCACACGATTAGCTGTTTCATGCCGTAGATTGCGACCATGTATTGCACGGTAGTATGTAGAGTCGCGCACTCCAGCATGAACAAACGCCTTCTTTAGTGGGACGTTTGCGGTTGCAGATTTTTCTTTGAGTATGTCCAAGTAACTTTGCATGGACACATCATCTGCAACTACGCAGTGATTGTCAACTATTTGGTTAACACTGGTTTTGCTCTTACAAATTCATAGCCACTGTTTCTCATACTTTTCTTATTTGTTGATGCTCTCATAACTGCAATATCTTCTGCATGAGAAGGCACTAGTGCTTTGACTCGATAAGTTTTCCTATATGTTACCTCAAGTGTAACATGATGTAATTCACCGTAATGATAAATAGAACTAGACATGATTGCTGTCCTCTTCTAATGCAACCCATACAATTTCATTGCGTTTGCGTTTGTTTTTAACTCTTCTACCACTATCAATAACAAGATCAGCACGAACAAGCTCAGTAATGCGAGGCTTTACAGAGTAAAGCCATTCATCAATACCATTTGCAACCTCTTCTCCTGTGGCTCCAACAGGACCTCTATCTTTTATATAGTTCAATACTCTCACTCGTAAGATAGGTACTTTAGGTGCGATCTTCTGTGCTGCTTCAACCTCAGTATCAGCAGCATTTTTGTGGTGCATCTTATGCACTTCAACATCGAATAAATCATTCATGATTTGGTTCTCCTTATGCTTGGGAATGGTGGTATTACTGGCAATTGTTCGTTCCATAAGTGACGTGTGATATCAATCTTGCCCTGCATAGATTGCCAATTACCAATTTGAAATGATGTTTCAACAGCATCATCCTCATCTGTAGCAAACACATGCTGATACACAGTGTAAGTTTTCATGTGATTGATATCATCGCCTTTGCAATTAGGACATGTGCCTTCGATCATTGAGTTAATGTATTGCTCCTCATCGAACTGCATTTCGCAAAAGCGACACTCATAATATTCTTCAAAGACTTTCTTAGCCTCTAACTCAGTATGGAATATGGTCATCAAGTGGCTCCCTTGGATTTGCTTTTTCCCACGCAGCAACTGCACGTTGGATAAACTTATCTCTATTGAACTTAGGATTAGTTGCAGCTAACTCATCAGCCATCTTGTGTATTTGTGTAGGCCAACTCATTAATGGGGCAACATTATCTGCAAGATATATAAAGTGACGTTGGGTCATTAGTGACATTATTTTACCTCCTTGATTGGACGAAAGGATTGATCTTCGTTTGCATCACGATCAAGAACTTCCTGATAAGTTGCAGCAACACGATCAATGTTCCACTTGGCTGATTGTATTTGATAAACAAACCGTGAATCTTCTTCAGATGCACGTTCAGTAAGTAAGTCAAGTATGCGCTTGCACTCGTTGACTTGATTGATAAATGATATTTTCATATTAGTTCTCCTTGTTTGATTGGCGAGACGGCCCCCGCCTCTTGCCATACGCGGGGCCGAGGCGGGGACCGTCGAGCGATTAAACTCTGTGCCAATTAGATTGCTTGAACACTTTAGCAAGTTGGTTCTCACGCAGCCGCTGAGTATTGGCTGGTGACTTGGACTCTTGGGTATGTGATGCCCAATATGTGCAAGCGTTGTATAACGCCCACTTGTTAGAGCCGAGAGACTTTTTGTCTGCATACCAGCATGACATTAAGTTATCCAACATGCGTTCATTCCATTTGAATGTGCTTGTCTTGTTGGGTACACGACACATGCTGTGCTTGAAGAATGTCTCAGCCATCTCATCGTCAACATGCGTAGTTATCCATGATTTGTAGATATCTTTGGTAGTCATGAACGCATCAAGGCCAGCTTGTATTTTCTTTGAACTGCCCTCGACATTGACGTTGGTTGTATGCTTGGCCCATGTATTAGCTACAGTGTCAGCATGTGTACAACCATTGAGGCACCACAAACGCAGACCAAAAGCTGATTGTTGAAACGCCCAGCTACTGTCATATGAGTTGAAGAATTGAACACGGAACCTGACATAATCACCGACTGCTGGTTCGATGACCAGATCATTGAAGTCAACAGTGCCGCGCAGCTTTGCGCCATTGTCGAACACTTCAATGTTTGTATCGTAGTCATTAGATACTGCTGAGTTTTTGACAGCATCCATCACAGAGTTGACAACATCATCATGCTTGATGGCTTTGTACTTGGAGCCATGAACGCCAAGCACTTCATTGGTATCAGTACGCATGATAGCCCTAGCCATAGACTGAGGCACATCATACAGGTTGCAGTCACCATCCTTACTTGCAGTCAGGTTGACAGTTTCAACAGGAAACGACCAGTTATCTAAAGCTAGTGTGTTGTTTCCGATTACAGTTACTCCATCCATTTTGGTTCTCCTAAAAGTTTGAGTTGCGATGGGTTACGATTAGGCCCAGCCATTTGATGGTGAACCCGCGATCCGTGCGAAAGTAACGAGGCACGAAATAAAAATTCCTGTAAGATTTGATCCGCATTTCTATCCTCAATTCTTACTGCGTACTTGCAGTATAATATTGTTTGTTGCACAGTGCAAACGATTGTTGTGAAATTCATTAAATCTTTAGCTGTAGATGTGCTGGCGCAAAGCCAAATACACCTGAGATGTGGTCCTCCCGTGGGAATCTCCATGGTCCTGATGAGCATAAAAAAAGCCCCGCAGCCGAAGCTGCGAGGCTGTGTCAGCCCTTTACGCTGACTTTGTGAAGAACTCGATGCTAGATGCAACGCTCTTTGACTTGTCGTGTTCTTCTGGGAAGAGTGCCTGTGACTGAAGCTGCAGATACTGGAGCAGTTGCTCGACTGTATCTTGCTGGTTGTTGTGCCAGTGCCAGTCGTTCTCCAGCTTTACGAGATCGTCTGCATTGAAGTGCGGTGCGCCTTCTGCTGACGTACCATCCTTGTTCTTGATGATCTCTTGAGCTTGTACGTTAATGTCAGTTTTCTTCAGTTCTTTCTGATTGATGTTGTAGTTACAATCGTCAATGAACTTGTTGAGCATGTAGTTGATAGTTGATTTTGTTGTACGGTCAGACATTGCGAAGATAGTGGTGATGTCTGTAGCGAATGATTTGTTAGCTTTGTTAGCCATAGTGGTTCTCCTTGTAAGCGGCAGGAACATCCCTGCCTATGCCAACCACGTATCACGGCTGGTCAGCTACGCCGCGAGGAAGCCCTGCAGGGCGACTGAAGCGTCCAAGTAAAGGACAGCCACGGAAGAAGGAAGGGAACCAGCTATGCACCTCGTCTGCAGGGTGCGGCCTGCTCCTTTACTTGGATGACCAGTTGTGATTCGTAGGATTGGCAAGGACAGGGATGTAACTGTTGCTTCCAAGGATGGTTCCTATGGCGTGGCAAAGATAACCAATCTATGAGTGGAGGACATTACCGCTAGCTGAGTAATGTCTGGCCCCTGTTGTATATGATTTGAGTGTGTTTTGTGCGTTGACAAGCTGCAAAAACGAGTGTGATAAATGGGGGGGGAACACAAGGGGGGGGCAAGT